ATGGAGCCTAATTCTAATTTAGGTGATTATACGCATGCATCTGTTGCAACTGACACTCAAATAAGAAGTGAAGTTAATGCTAAAACTTTTGGGAATGATGAGGATGCAAATTTAATTGGGTATATGATAGGCGACGTTGATTTAACAGACCAGTCATTTAAACTAATTCTTAACGGTTTTTCAAATACTAACAAGCCTGCAGTAATTACATGTTCTTTTGATCCAGACTCTACGACTTATATATCAAAAGTTTTAAATACAGACCCGACCAAAATTGAAGAGTTTGGTCACTATTTATACTTGCATTTAGATGTAGATAAAAATGTTGCAGTTCCTTCAAACGATGGTCTTGAAAGAGATGGTGCACAATTAGCAGGGAATTATGCAAACATGATAGGCTTCTTGCTTACAGGTGCAAAAGGTCATGCTGATAGTGATCCTTCGCAGCCTGATTACGAAAGCTTTGATACAAGATTTAAAACAGCTAGTTCTCCTTGGATTGTTTCTCAGTTTTATTCAGGAAGTGATTCTGCTTTAAGACCTGATACAGCATCAGCAGGAAGTGCTTATAAACTATTTAAATTGCATGCGCTTGATGATGGTGAAATAGGTAATTCTCAATTTAGAGTTTTAGTGAGCAATTTAAGATATGTAAGTAGCACAGAGTTTGGATCTTTTGATTTAACCCTTGAAGCTTTTGATTCAGATCCTATCGCGGGTGAAGCTCTTGCAAGTTGGAAAAATCTTACTTTGGATCCAAATAGCAGAAACTTTATTGGTCGTGTTATTGGTGATAAGCACACATATTTTGACTTTGACAGAGATCTAAACAAACAAAGACTTGTTGAAGAAGGTTTATATGAAGTTAGAAATAATTTTGTAAGAGTAGAACTTTCAAGTGATCTAGTTTCTGAAAATGTACCTGTTGATGCATTGCCATCGGGTTTCCAAAGTTTAACGCACTTGCATACAGCAACTGATCCTACACATGCTGTAAAGAATTTTGTTGAAGATGCTGGTGGAGCTTTGGCTGCAGGTAATCATGTCTTTAAAAACACTGACAATTCAAAGCAAAGCATTTTAAATGAAGCAGTAACTTTGCCTGTTGACTATGTTAAATCAATCAATAGAATGGTCGCATCAGAAGAAGAAGCTGATTCTATTTTGCCTTGGGGTGTTAAGCTATCTGTAAGAGAAAATGGTGATGCTGAGAACAAAGAGCTAGTTGAGCAAGTATTTAATAAAGCAGTTTATAGTTTGACAAAATATTTGCCTGCGTTAGATGCAAACCCTGCGTCACTTTCTGGTGACGATGCTGATGGTTTCCAAAAATCAATGTTTTCTTTAGAGAAGGTGCATATTCCTTCTGCAAGTCTAGATAGTGATGTTATTAGTACTTGGAATGGCGCTAAATATGTTAAGGGTGGTGGTGATAATCCATTAGATCTAGATAGTGGTTCAAGATTTGTTAATATTTCTAAGGACGCAAAAGGCGGAAATTCAAAGTATCTTAAGTTCCGTTGTATAATGCAGGGTGGTTTTGATGGTGTTAATATTTTTGACAAAGAAAAGGCTTCATTATCTGGTGTTGCATCTCTTAGAGAAGGTGCAGATGAAACAGGAACACAGAAGTTTACAGGACCTACTGTTTCTTCATATCAAAGAGCAATTGATGTTTTAAGTGACAAATCAGCAACTGAATTTCAGGTTTTAGCTATTCCTGGACAAAGAACTGCAGAAGTTACAAATTATGCAATTGATGCTTGTGAAGATAGGTTTGATGCATTGTTTGTAATGGATATTGAGCCAGTTGATGGTAGCACAATTTTGATTGAAGATGATCTTAGAAAGCCAAGTGTTCGTCAGACGATAAAGAATTTTGAGAATAGAGCATTAAATACATCTTTTGCAGCTGCATATTTCCCAGATGTTTTGATGAGAAGACCATCAGATCGTGCACCAATTGTTGTGCCTCCTTCAGTTGGAATGATGGGAGTAATGAGTCGTAATGATGCAATTGCTGATCCTTGGTTTGCTCCTGCTGGTTTAAATAGAGGTAGACTAAGCGCTATTGACTCAAACTTGCAGATGAATCGTGATCTTCTTGACGAGTTGTATGATGCAGATATTAATCCAATTTATGTTCCTGCAGGACGTCCTGGTGAGGTTTATGCGTTTGGACAAAAAACTTTATTGCAAGACCAATCAGCTCTTGACAGAATTAACGTAAGACGTCTTTTGATTAACATTCGTAGAAGAGTTAGAAAAATTGCTGAATCGTTATTGTTTGAGCCTAATAGAGAATCTACATTGGTTAGATTTAATAATCTAGTAGAACCTATTATGGCAGATGTTCAACAACGTCGTGGTGTTACACGTTATAAAGTACAGATTGATACAACAACAACGACACAAAACGATATTGAGAACAATACAATTCGTGGCAAGATTTATTTGCAACCTACAAAGTCCGTAGAATTTATTTCTCTTGACTTTGTTGTGACAAATACGATTCAAGATTAAAACAAATTAGATATATATAAATAAGAACTAGGAGTAGAACAACATGGCAGAGACACTATCAGTCGCAGAAATGATACCAAATAAATTTGAACCGAAAAGAAAAAATCGCTGGATTTTTGCTATCGAAGGTATTGATGCATTTTTAATTAAAACAGCTGCTAGACCATCATATACTACTAATGAAACAGCAATTCCTTTTATTAATAGTACAAGATATTTAGCAGGTAAAACTACATTTGACACTATGTCAGTAACATTGCATGATCCAATTGCACCATCAGGCGCACAACAGGTTATGGAATGGGTACGTACACACTTTGAGTCAGTAAGTGGTCGTGCTGGTTACGCTGATTTTTATAAGCGTGATTGCCAACTTAAATTACTTGACCCTGTAGGTACTGTAGTTGAGCTTTGGGATATTAAAGGCGCTTTCTTGACGCAAGCTGGTTTTGGTGATCTTTCTTATGACGGTGATGAGCCTCAAGAAATTTCATTAACATTACGCTACGACAACTGCGTTCTTCAATACTAATTAACAAAAGCTAAAAATTTTAAAACTCGCGTAATTCTTGTTGTTCTACAACTGCGCGAGTTTTATTGTATTTGATATATATAATTAGAATTTATTCATAAAGGCTAAGTATGTCAAATAACTTATTTAACAGCGAAGTAGCAGTAAGATTAGGCTCTTCAATAAATGACAGTGCAATAAATCTTTTTCAAACGCTAGAAGGAAGAACATTATGCGTTTTAGGCCCTTCACACAAGGGAAAAGCTTTTGTTCCAACAAATATAACTAATACTGAAACTTTAGATGTAGCTGGAACAACTTTTAAAGTTGCTAATAGTTTAGACAATAAACTAGGTAACGCAAGAAGTAATAGACATAGACATATTAAAGATTCACTATCTTGTTACACAGAAAGTCAAAGCTATGATGCAATAAAAACATGGCTTGACAATGGCGGAGACCAAGCAACATTTATTAGACTTCTTGGAATAGGCAGCGGAATAAAAACAGACGAAGGAAATTATATAGGCGCAGGCTTCAATGCTGAAGGTATTGTTTCTCAAAACTCCGAAGATAATTTGACAAAATCAAATAATCCATTTGCTAAAGCTCCAATAGGAGTTCCAGGTAACGTTAGTTTTGTTTTGCAAAAGTTTGTTGATAATCAAACAGGTTATTTAGAAGACTTAGGGCTTAATACTGCTAATAATAACTATTTTATAACTAGCACAATAATATCTGCACAAGGCGTATTACCTTCATTACTTGTTAACGAAGGCACACCTTTAACAACTAATGACTCGATTGAAGCAGCTTCATATAATAATCAAGTAAGATCATCATCGACAATAAATCCTAAAATATTGTTATTAGGATTAAATTCTGGATTTGTTACAGGCACTGAAAATACTCGACTTTTAAATGTTTCAAATGAGTTTGTTATTAATAATGATTTAACTGTTTTGCAATCATCTAATAGGTATAGCGATTTCTTCTTAGAAAAAGGTCATATTAAATACGCAGAGTTTACGTCGTCTGGTTTCTTGAGGTCAGATAACGATATAAAGATTATTACCACACGAAACTTTAGCACTTTAAACAATAGCAATCTTCCTGATTATAACTCTTTTGAAAACAAATACCAGACAGCAAAAACACCTTGGGTAACCAGTCAGCCTATTGATAGAAATGGATTGTTAAATACTAGAGAAAATATACAAACAAAAGTTGTTAATTTATTTAAGTTTCATGCATTAGACGACGGAGAAGTTGGTAATAGATTTAGAATTAAAATAAATCCTTTAACAAGAGGCAACATTGATGAGAACACTTATGCTACTTTTGAAATATACATTTTTGAGTATGATCCAAGAGATAATACTTTTACACAAGTTGATCATAAGCAAGAAGTAAATCTTAATCCAGACAGCCCAAATTATATTGCACGTTTGTTTGGAGATGAAAACACTTATTATCATATTGAAAGTAATAAAACTGTAACAGAGCTTAAATATGAAACACGAAATTTATATCTAAGAGTTGAAGTAGATCAAGACGTTGAAAATAAAAAAATAAGATGTGACTTAATACCTTCAGGTTTTAGAGCATACCCGCATATTAGAATTAATCCAAACTGCTTTTTAGATTATAATGATCTAAACTTAGACTTTAACAATGTATACCAAATGCCAATTCATTACACTAATGCTGAATTAAATGATAATATAATGTCTGATATTAGTGCATCTATACAAAATTCTTGGGGAGTTTTATTTAATTCTTACAAAAAGCTTAGTGACAGCAATAATGTAGAAGTTTTTAAAGATTACTTGGATGAGTATATATCGCCTTTTTACTATTATACAAAATATTTTTTGCATGACTTAAACACAGAATCTAAAAACATATGGGTCGAAGATGACAGCTATTTAAACTCATTTTTTCATTTAGAAAAGATATATCATAACGGCACTTTTGATAATTTAAAATATACAAGAAAAGCTGCAGAAGGTAATACGTATTTAAACTTAGATGACAATAGTCTATGGGTTGAAGATGATAAAACGCTAGTAGCAAAACTTCAAGATAAACTTTCGTTTGACTTCTTTACTTATGGTGGGTTTGATGGTGTTGACATAAGAGATACAGATAAGAAGTTTTTTACAAATACGGCGCTTATAAGAGAAGAGCATTTAGAAGATAGCAATATTAGTCTTAGAGATAATCCAACAATTAAAGCATATTTGACTGCAATAGATGTTGTTAAAAATAGAGAATTAAACCTAGATTATTTGTTATTACCTGGTGTGAGTAATAAAGTATTAACTAGAGAAATAATAGACTACGCTGAAGATGAAAAAGATTTTTTGTTTATTAGCGATGTATTTAGTTATTCTGATACTATTACAGATGGATTATTAATTGAAGAAACTAATGACAATATAACAAATAAGTTAAAAAGTAATTTTTCTGTAACTTTAGTTAAAAATAAATTATCTGATTACATCAAAGACGCAGAGGAATTTACTGACATTAATATATTTCCTACAGAAAGTAAAGATAATAACAATATTATATTTAGCAATACAATTAGTTATTTACAAAGTTTAGGATTAAATAGTAAATATGCTTTTTATACATTTGGGTCTTTAAAGGCATCAGATGCTGATGATAATATTAAATTATTAGATCCTTCAATTTTTGTAATTAAAAAAATTGCTCAAGATTTAGGAAATATTACACAACCTCTAACTGTAAGTGAAACAATTAATAACTATAGTAGTTTAAAAATACTTCAACCGGGATTGAATAATTCAGATGTAAACTGGGAAAGTAATAAAAAACTATTTAGAAGCAA